ACCAACAACTCAGCGCAATCAAGAACCACGTTTATAAAGTTCAAGACGAAGTATTCGGATACTAAATGGCCCGTCGTAACCCACAACCAATCGCGCAGCAAAAGCGCGGCACTGAAGAGTTCGAAGAGTCTCGTGGTATCAGAGAGCTTGACAAAGAGCTACGACGTATCGTTGGAAAACAGTACGAAGGCTACACTTCAAATCAGAAGGAAATGGCCCGTTACTTTTACCGGGAAAAGCAGAGATTTTTCTACGCCGGTAATGTTGGACTGCCTAAGCCCACGGTTGAAAGCGATGACCCCTTTGAGCGTGAAAAGGTGCCAAATCCCTACGCAGGAAAGAGGTTCACAGACGAAGATTTCGGTCGGATGATCCGAGATGTCGCTCCTCTCTACAAGACCGAAGACACGACGGCAGAGGGTCTCGTCTCTCGTAAAAGAGAACGTGAAATTAACGAACAACTTTTCGACGAACGTGTTTCTCCTAAAGATGATATGGTCCTCGATCAGATTCTTCGTCCGGGTGACGACGAAGTGTTTCCGGGCTTTGCAGAGAGAGAGAAGGGATTTTACCGCCGAGAGCGAGACAAGATAATGGAAGCCACTCCCTCTGAGATGGAGGTGGAGGAGTTTTCTGAGTACGTAAAGAGGTTAGATCGCGTGGAAGAGCTAAACCCTGAAAGCCCTAAGTTCCGACAAGCGATGTCAGGGGGCGGTGAAGCTGGCGAAAGTGGGCGGGTCCGCGTAACCGCTGACGAAAAGAAAAAGATGACCCTGCGCGAATACTTTGCGTATGAGGCCAGTCAGAAAAGCGCGAACACTTCTAAAGCTGTCACGTCCCAAGTTCGTCAACTAGAAGAAATCATCGACCCGAAGACGAAGACGCCTGTTCTCGACATGATTGTCGGTGACATAGACATCGGACAGGTCATGGGAGATGTGATCTCCGACAGCCCTTTCCGTGATGCTGACATCGAAGCAACTCAATACCGCTCTCGCTCATCCGGTCTGATCACCCGCCTGAACACGATGTGGTCCGGTGCTGGCTACGGTCAGGGATATGTTGCCACCGCCGTTAAAGACTATCTCGGCACAGAAGACTTCGAAACGGAGTCGGGCTGGCGTTTCAAACGCGGACGAAAGACACCAACACAGTTTCCGCCCGACGTCTATCAACAACTTCAGGGCATCCTTGTAGACAAAGAGATACCATACGAAGCTCGTCTGCAGCTTGGTGGACACCTGCTCGGCGGCTTGCGACCAGAAAACATCGGAAGCTTCACGGTAAAGGGCTACGACAAAAAGAACGGCTTGATGACGTTCTACGATGCGAAGTCGAAAAAGAATAAAATTATCGTTCTCAACCCTCTCGCTGTTGATGTAATTAATGAAGCCATTCGTATTCAAGGGGATAAAATCGGGCCGGATGGTAAAATCTTCCCGAACAAAGCAAAGAACCAGAGAGCGCTTAACATTGTCTTGAAGGACCGCCTCGATCAGGTCACATTTATTCGCCCTGATGGTTCTATTACTCCCGAAGACTTCACTGTCTACAAGCTCCGCAATATGCACGAGACTCTGCTGACAGACGTCGGGGGCTTAGAAGAAGGCGATGTAAACTTCCTAAACGGACGTGCGAATGCTAACGAGGCGGCAGGATACGTCTCTGAAGCCGCTCGAAAGCGCCGAATAGATGCAGCGAACAAGCGGGTCGTCGGTGCCATTTCTGGATATATGGGTGCCCCAAGCACTGCTCAACTAGGCGCTAACCTAAATCTTCAGATCGGAAATAAGACAAAGAATATCGTCGTCAGTGCTGACCTCTTGACAGACCCTGAATTCGTAGAGGCCATTCCGAACAGCGACAAGTTCATAGCTGGCATCAGCCCTGATCACGGAGAAGGCTCGTATCCTAAAGGACAAGCTCCTGACGCTGATCCGCGTGTAACAGAAGCATTCAATCTCGAACAGATTGCTGCTAGTGAAGACAGGGCTGAAGGCTACAGGATCGCCACTCTTGAAAAGAGGAAGAGGCGTATCGAACTAGAGAAAGAAGTCGATAAAATCGACGAAGAAGCGATACGCAAACAAGTTCGTGATCAAGCTGAAAAGAAAAGAATCAGAGACGACGAAAAAGCGAAGCTAGCTGGTAACCTCGATCTATCTCCAGAGATGGATGAGGCACAAAAAGAAAAGTGGAGAAGGCTCGGAGTTAGGGTCGATCCGAAGACCCCTGCAGAAGATGCGCCGGATGCAAAGCCCGGACTTTTGGGTAAGGCCGGAAAGGTTTTGAAGTCAATAAACCTACCCGTCGTAGGAGAAATGACAGGTCTAGCCGCTCTTACCGGGTCTGGTATTTACGGCCTGTCGAAGCCTGAACCGGCTTTTGGTATGCCCCCCGAAACTGGCGGAATGTTCGAAGAAACATACCCAGAGAGTTTCCAACCCGTACCCGCTAAAAAACAAGCACAGTACGCAGGAGAAGTGGCTGAAGCTGTCTTTAGCCCCCTTCCTATGACTGCTCGTGAAATGTACGAACAGCGAGAGGCGTCAGAACAAGTAGATATTGAGGCCGGAACACGTATGTCGATGTTCCCGGATTCACCACGGGAGAACAAGAAAGCTGCTCCCGCACCAGATGATAGCTTTCTAACAATGTCACCCTAACGGAGGAAGAAATGCAAAACCTGAACATGGGCGAAGCGTACATTATGAACTCGGACAAGACGTCCGTAGACGATCAGATGGGCGCAGACAAGCTGTACCGTGAAGGTCTGGAATTCGACACTACGACAGCACAGGGCGTGCTGACGGAAGATATGCCGAAGAAGCAGACTAAGGCTACAGTCGAGGCGTCCCTTTTCAGCATGGCTGAACAGCGCGACTACTAAGAGAGCGATATGTCAGAAGACTATCTACAGCCCGAAGATGATACGGGTATCCCTCTTCTAAACCCCGCAGAGGAGATGCCCGGACTGACGGGCTACATTCGCGGCAAGTTCGAAGACGCGGAAAACGGACGGTTTGCATACGAGCAGCGCTGGCTGCAAGCGTACAAAAACTTTCGTGGCATCTACGATTCGACGACACAGTACCGTGATTCGGAAAGATCGAAGGTCTTCATCAAGATTACGAAGACCAAAGTTCTTGCGGCGTACGGGCAGATTGTAGATATTCTTTTCGCTAACAAGCGCTTTCCTATCGTTGTAGAATCCACTCCGATGCCGGAAGGTATCGTGGAGTTTGCACACCTAACCACACCTCTGGATCAAGCACAGCAAGACCCCTACGGATTCGAAGGTGATGGACGAGAGATGCTTCCCGGCGCGCTATCTGCGTCTAAGGGGCCGAACATGGGTGCTTACGGGCAGCAGTTCGAGGGCGTCTTGTCTCCGGGCAAAGCGAAGGTGGGAGAGCCTCAAGTCGAGCCAGCAAAAGAGCAGGCTCGCCGGATGGAGAAGTGCATTCACGACCAGCTTCTTGACACGAACGCTGTCAACGTATTTAGAAAAGCAATTTTCGAGTCAGCACTTTTGGGAACGGGCGTCGTAAAAGGTCCGTTCAACTTCTATAAGCGTATCCACAAGTGGGAACGGGGGGAGGACGGTCGCAAATACTCTCCTTACGAAAAGACCGTGCCGCGTATCGAAGCGGTTTCTATTTGGGACTTCTTCCCTGACCCCTCTGGCACCAGCATCGAAGACTGTGAGTATGTCATTCAACGTCACAGAATGAACCGGCAGCAGCTTCGAGGTTTGGTATCTCGTCCGTACTTCGACGCGATGGCTATTGAAAACTGTCTCGCTAAAGGCGCAAACTACACGGACAAGTATTATGAAGATACGATTCGTGAAGACGAGACTGAGGCTTATTACCAAGAGAATAGATTCGAGGTGCTTGAGTATTGGGGTACACTTGATGCCAAGATGGCACAAGAGGCAGGTCTTGAGGGTGCAGAAGAACTCGGTGGATTTGAGCAAGTTCAAGTAAACATCTGGCTCTGCGGCAATGAGATTATCCGCTGTGTAGCTAATCCGTTCACTCCTGCACGCATCCCCTTCCAAGCGTTTCCGTTCGAAATCAACCCCTATCAGTTGTGGGGCGTCGGCGTAGCTGAGAACATGGAAGACGCGCAGATGCTGATGAACGGTCACGTTCGCATGGCAATCGACAATCTCGCTCTTGCTGGCAACCTTGTCTTTGATGTTGATGAAGCCAGCCTCGTGCCCGGACAGAACATGGATATCTTCCCCGGTAAGATATTCCGCCGTCAGTCGGGCGTCACTGGCACGGCAATTAACGGCCTCAAGTTCCCGAACACGGCCCCTGAAAACATTCAGATGTATCAGATTAGTCGTCAGCTTGCCGACGAAGAGACGGGCATCCCGTCGATCATGCACGGACAGACGGGTGTTACTGGCACAGGACGCACAGCTTCAGGCTTGTCGATGCTACTCGGCTCGGCAGGGCTGTCTATGAAGACGGTGATCAAGAACATCGACGACTATCTTTTGAAGCCGGTGGGTGAGGCGTACTTTCAGTGGAACATGCAGTTCAACGAAGACGTCGAAGATGTAGAGGGTGACTTAGAAATTAAACCTCGCGGCGTTGCAGCCGTGATGCAAAAGGAGGTTCGCAGTCAGCGACTGACCGCTCTCCTGCAGACTGTGGCGAATCCGATGCTCGCTCCGTTTGTGAAGATTCCGAACTTGATGAAAGAGCTTGCTATCACGCAAGACATCGATCCCGACAGTCTCGTCAACGATATGAACGAGGCACAACTGTATTCAGAGATGTTGAAAGGAATGATGCAAAATGCTCAGCAAGCAGCAAGCCCAGACGCTAGCCCCGCTCCTCAACAACAAGGAATGGCCCCGAATGGAGGAGTACCTAGTGGAGTTGCGGGAACTGACGGTGCGGGGTCTGGCAACGGCACAATCGGAATCGGAACTGCGCCAAGCGCAGGGGAAGCTGGTTTTACTGGAAACGCTCCTCAAATTGAAGAGTAACTACGAGGCGGTAGTAAAAAATAATGGCTGAACAAGATAATCTTTTAGGTTCCGGAGTGATTGGTCCGGGTGACTTGCCCGGAATTATGCCGATTGATTCCACGTCGAGCGGTCAGAGGCGTCCTAAAGTAGGTGAGATGACCTTTGAGAACAGGGGTGGTTACGGAGCGCTTTCGTCAGGATTTGAAAAAGTCGGCGTAGATGCGTATCAAGCCGGATACTTCAACCCCTACTATCAAACACTAGACGCAGGCGGGGTTGATGTTGATGTCATTGATGATCCTGACAAGGAAGAAGAAGAAGTAGTTGACATCACGGCTCTCACGCAGCCTAGAGATGACGACGACGTCCCGTTTCTCCCCGGTTCCAACATGGGTCCTCGTCAATACTCCCTCACAGGTGGCGTGAGGGATAAGCCGTTTTCTTTCGAAGTTGCCAATCTAGGCGGTCCGTACCTTTCCGAACTCGGTGGCGCACCAGACATGAGCGGAAATTACTTCCGCACTGTCCGCGACTCGCTGGCCGGAAGCTTCGATCTACGCACTCCGGGGCAAGCTCCCACTGTCCCTGACCCCCTCGATCCCTCAAAGACTGTTGCGACAGGTTTGCCCCCAGCACTTGCTGCAGGGATTCCACAACCTTTCGGCGCAGTTGCAGCGATAGGGGGTGGCATCGCGGCGTCACGACAGAAGGCGGATGTTGCCTTTATAACCGCGAATGGTGGCGTAGGCAACGGTGGCTTCGCCGGAAAGATCAACGGATTTAATATTACTCGTCGTCCCGGCTCTTCGGGCTACACAGGACAGACAAGCGGATTAGACATACGACAACTTCAAAACTTGGAGCTTATCAGTCAGGGGTTCATTCCGGGAGCGTGGCAAAAAGAAACAAAGAACGACGATGGTTCTTTTAGCCGCAACTTCGGAGACAAAGACATCATCAGCACGGAACACTGGAAAAACGGTGGCATCGGTATGAACGTCAACGGTGACTGGGTCAATGCCTACGGTCAGCGTGGTTCGTATCGTAATCAGAAAAAACAGGACTACTTCAACGCTATCGACTCACAACTCGGCGTCAACTACGGAGCGGACTGGTACAACGCGAAGCTCGAAGAATACCGCAACTCTTCTAACATAAGGCGCGGTCTATTCGGAAAGAAAGTCGTCGGCCAGACTTTTCAGCAATTCATCAAGGGTGAAGTTAAATCTAAACAAGCCCTAGACAGAGAGGTAAGAGCCGCTGAAAGGACGGCAGCGGCACAAGCAGCGGCACAAGAGCGTCAGAGGAATTATGAACGTATCGCTGCAGAGCAAGAGAGACAACGTCTACAGGAAATTGCAGATCGTCGTTCGTCTTACAGTGATGAAAATCGATATGATGACAGCGATGAAAGTGGCCCGTCACTTTCTTCGTCCGGACCTAGTGGACCGCAGGAATCTGCCTTTGACAATGTGAGCGACACGGAAGGTCTTGATCCCGATGATTACGCCAGCGGTGGCCGTGTAGGCTTAGCTGCTGGTGGAATGCCCTCTGAAGAGCCTATGGGCTTCGTAGAGCGGCCTCCGTCTCAAGTCTCGGAGGCAGCTACCGTAGCGGACGATAAGCCCATGAGCGTCAAAAAGGGGACGTTTGTGATCAACGCCCCGGCTGTAGAAAAGATGGGCGAGGCTGATGTCGCAAAAATGCTCCGCGAAGCATACGCGATTGCCGGTGATCGAGGCTTCGACGTACCGTCAGACGAAGAAGTTGACATCGCCGTATCACGCGGAGAGGTTGTCATCCCGCCTCGCATCGCAAAGATCATCGGCTATGATCGTCTAGAAAAGATCAACAATCGCGGCAAAAAAGAAGTTGACGAGCGTATCGAAGAAAACGGTCAACCTCGCGCCCTCGCTGCATCGGGTGGTTTCATAGGCAAAGCCGCAGGAGGTTTGCCGTCAGAACCCGGACCCGAACGAGAGTTCGTAACTTCGCCTGCAGCCAAAGCAGCACTCCCACAAGAGTTGCCAGAGCCTCTGCCGGAGGAACGCAAAGCAAGTGATAGAGCCGCAGATGCAGAACTGATCGAATACGCAAAGTCGATTGATGTGCCTAACATAGCTGGGCTGAAGCCTGAAGAATTAGCTGTCCTCATCATGAAGGGAGAGGGCACATACGATCTGAAGAACCCTTATATATTCACAGAAAAAGTAATAACTCCTGCTGCTGCCAAGAGAGGGAAGCAACCTTCTAGTGCTTTCGGGCCGTTCCAGATCACCTACTCGACCATCGAAAACCTAGAAGAAAAAGGATTTTTCAAAGACGCTCCTTCGTCTTTCCGAGCATACCTTGCAAGTCTCGTAGAAGATGGAAGAGAAAAAGTAAACAGGGAGTATGGCAATCCTACTAAATTTTCAAAAAAAGTCCCTGAGTTTGGCGCACGAGGCAAGGGTATGCTGCCTAGAGAAATGCACGAAAAGTTCATGCCTGTCCTCAACAAGATATACTTGACATCCCTGATCGATGAAGAGGCTAGAGTACAAAAGAAACACGGCCTGACGGGTATCGAAGCTATCATGAAAGCGCATCACAGTCCTAACGAATCGTTAAAGTTTGGGGAGTGGCAGAAGTTTTCTAAGCGGTACAAGAAGGGCTTCTCGATAATTCGTGAAGGAAGTTACTTCGAAGAAGTGGGCGGCAAGGGAGTGGCTACACCTCCTGTAAAAGCAAAGCCCCCCAAACTCTCTGCGGAAGAAGGCTTCATGACACCCGAAAAAACTAGGGAAGTGACAGAGGAAGCTAAGAGCCGGGGCATAGTTCAAATACCGGAAGAGTTTGAGATGAAGAGTCCCACTGAACTAGACATGCCGGTTCCGAACATGCCAATCCCAAGATCACCTACAATTACGCGCCAGACAACTCCTGACCGTCGTCAGATGTCGAGAGGCGGCAACACTCAACCTAGACGCATCATGATGAATGGCGTCCAGATGATTCTCAGATAGAGATTCGTCGGCTACCCGCAACATGCGGCCCCGACACAACCGGAGCGGCTACCCACAGCCAAGTGGCCCCGCAAGTGAGGTAAAACAAATGGCAAAACGTGTAAAGGGCCATCGTGCCAACAAGCCGAATGATTCCTTCGGCACCGTCAATTCAAATACACTCTACAAGGGTAAGTACCGTGAAGAAGTGTACAAAGATGAAGATGATGAAGAAGAAGGACAAGAGGCACAAAGTGAAGTTGACCCCGACGAGCAGTCGGCCACTCAACAGGGCGGAGATAGCTTCGTAGAGGCGAAAGCAGACGAAGATTCTCACGACTACAAGAAACGATATGACGACTTGAAGCGTCACTACGATGCGAAGGTCAATGAGTTCAAACAAGAATTAGATGCTTTGAAGGCGAACGGTCAACCCTCTTCGGCACCAATCGAAGGAATTGAAATGCCGAAAACAGAACAAGAGTTGATAGAGTTCCGTGATAAGTACCCTGAGATGTTTGAAGTCGTGCAAACCGTATCGGCGATGCAAGCTCATCATCAAGTTTCTGAGCTTCAAAAAGAAATCAGTGTCATTCGAGAGCGAGAGAAAGAGGCGGAGAAAAAGACTGCATACTCTGAACTTCTCCGACTTCATCCCGATTTCGATGGACTGAAAACCAGCGAAGATTTTATTAGCTGGCTTGAAGACCAGCCCGAATCACTCAGTGACGGCATCTACAAGAACAACACGAACGCTGCACTAGCAGGGCGCGTGATTGACCTTTACAAAGCTGATAAAGGTATCAGTAAAAAGAAGACGACTAAATCTTCTAGGGGTGACGCTGCAGCTAGCGTAACAAGACAAACCCCGAAAGAACTGTCCGTCAAAGACGCGACAGGGAAGGTTTGGAAAGCTTCAGAAATAGGCCGCATGAAGCCGTGGGAATTCGAGAAGCTCGAAGCTGAACTCGACGCCGCACGGGCTGAAGGCCGAATAGACTACAACAACTAAACCTCAACAAGGGAAGGAAAGACCAATGGCTTTTGGTACTTCTGCAGGTTATGGTAACCTGCCTTCCGGCAACTTTACGCCGGAAATCTTTAGCCAAAAGGTTCTCAAATTCTTCCGTCGCGCTTCGGTTGCAGAAGATATTACGAATACCGACTACGCTGGCGAAATTGAGAACTTTGGCGACACCGTCCGCATTATCAAGGAGCCGACAATTACCGTCTCCTCGTATACTCGCGGCTCGGTTGTGAACGCACAGGACCTTGCTGACGATCAGATCACTATGGTGGTCGATCAGGCAAACGCCTTTTCGTTCAAGATTGACGACATTGAAGAGCGTCAGTCTCACGTAAACTTCGAAGCGCTTGCGACTTCTTCGGGTGCATACTCCCTGAAGCGTAAGTACGACGCTGTTGTCCTCGACCTCATGGCGACTGACGCAGGTCTTAACGGTGAATCCACTGCTACCACCACCCAAATCTCGGGTATCGGTACGCTCGGTTCTGCCCTTGATATCGGTGGTGCATCTAGCCCCGGCGATACTGCTGTCAACACCATGCTGAAGATGGCAGAAGCACTCGACAACGAATCGGTTCCGGAAGAGAATCGTTGGTTCGTTGCTCCCCCGGCATTCTACAAGCACCTCTTCTCGGCTGGTGCGAAGTTCGCAGAAGTTCAGGTAACTGGCGATGCGACTTCCCCGCTGCGTAACGGTCTTGTCTCGCTGGGCAACATTGCTGGCTTCCAGTGCTACAAGTCCACTGCCCTCGTCTCGAATGCGGGTACGGATCAGGTAACGCTGACTGGCCTCGCTACGGACGGCTCTGAGAATGTTATTCTCGGCGGTCACATGTCCTCAACGGCTACCGCTTCGCACATTGCGAAGACTGAGGTTGTCCGTTCGACTGAAACCTTCAGCGACATCGTTCGCGGTCTGCATGTCTTTGGTCGGAAAGTTCTCCGTCCGGAAGCCATCGTCCGTGGCGTTGTTAGCCTCGATTAGTAGGGAGGACTGAGTAATGGCTACTTATGATCGTACTATTACCGGCGGCGGTACTGTAGGGCATCCGGGCAACCTGCCCCGTCCATACATCGTCACCTCCCCGGTTTACGACGCGGTGGATAACACCTCGCTCGCTGGCGCTGATATCGTCAAGCTCATCGATCTGCCTGCAGACACGATGGTGATTGGCGGCTGTATCGAAGTCCTTGAGGCTTCGGGCAACTCGTCCGTGACGCTCGACGTAGGCACCAGCGATGATGTTGACGCCTTCGTTGACGGTGGCGCAAGTAACGCTGCTGCAATCATCCAGTTCAACCTGAAGGCCGCAGCAATCAACATGGTTACTGCTGCCAACTCTGTTCAGGTGACTGTGCTTGACTCCGGATCATCCGGTACGACTGCACTGCGTTTCCGTGTACACGCCGTCTTGTGCGACGTGTCGCAGAACCCTGTTGAGTCTGCTACGGTTTCGACCGGCACATAACAAACTTGTCAGGGGGGCGCGTTGCCCCCTTGACATCCTCTATTTTATATGGTATAAGCAGGAATCCCCTGCCGGGGTAAACTCCCAGAGGAGCATTCCTGATGAATTACATCACAAGTAATATCCCGTACTTTAAGGCGTGGGTGCGAAGAGAATACACCACAGGTCACGATAGATATCACGGTGAGTTCTTACATGCAATGGTGATCGGGGTAACTACCCTGCCCATGCGTACCCTGTCATTCCAAGTCTTGTTTACTGGATGCGACGAAGAAGAAAACGTACACGGCGGAGCGATGTGGGCACGCATGCCGCTCACAGCTTTAGTAGGAGATACACCCTTCGATGAATGGCCTGAACCTATTCCTACTTATCTGGCACAGCCGTGGGACTGTCAGTCACATCACCACTCAGTATTTGTTCTCAACAGAGGTACGCCCTGCCCGTGGTTGGCAAAGATAGACGGAGAGTTTTATCCGGCTAAATACTACTTCACTGTAGACTACACAGACACTGAAGTAGCGGACGATCCAGCGCAGCACAAGCAGAGTCACGTACTCGAACTCATGGATGCTGGCAAGTGGACAGGCAACATCGTTGCCTTACCAAACAATAGAGTACGAGTAACGAACCCGGCGTGGTTTGTAACGGGCGATGGCCCACCGGACTTCACTCCTAGTCAGTGGGTCCATCATTCAAAACAAGACCCGAACTATGTCAGCGATACGGCACGGGTATTTGATAACCTCTATGCGGAGAGCGATTATGAAGAAGATGATGAAGAGTAAAGGCATGAAGCGCGGCGGCAAGATGAAAGCCAAAGGCATGGCAAAAGGCGGTATGCGCGGTGGCCGTAGGATGATGAATAAAGGCGGTCGTACTGCTATGAAGTCGAAAGGCTATGCAAAAGGCGGTGCAACAGGCGGCAAGAAAAAAGCAGCAAAGAAGCCGACTATGACTATTGCACAAATCCGTACTGCTGCCAAAGCAAAGGGCTACAAGCTCGTAAAGATGGCGTAGTCCGATGGCACGTCGCGGACTATACGCCAACATCGCAGCCAAGAAACGTCGCATCAAAGCCGGTAGCGGTGAGAAGATGCGTAAGGCTGGTAGCAAAGGCGCACCGACATCAGGCAACTTTAAGCGTGCGGCTCAGACTGCAAGGAAGAGATAATGGCACGCAAAGACGACAAGATGCCAGCCCGTAACAAAAAGAACTTTCGGCCTACGAAAGCAGGGGCCGGCATGACTAAGGCCGGGGTGGCTGCGTATCGTCGCAAAAACCCCGGCTCTAAACTCAAGACTGCAGTCACCGGCAAAGTAAAACCCGGAAGCAAGGACGCAAAGCGGCGCAAGTCATTCTGTGCCCGCTCTGCTGGTCAGATGAAAAAGTTCCCGAAAGCAGCAAAAAATCCGAATAGCCGCCTACGACAGGCGCGGAAGAGGTGGAAATGCTAACTGCATTGATTGGCCCGATAGCAAATTTAGCCGGTACGTGGCTAGAAGGCAAGGTCGAAAAAACAAAAGCCGAGACAGGGGCCAAAGTCGCAAGGGCAAAAGCCGAAGCAACCATCATGGAAAAGAAGGCCACGGGAGAACTCGACTGGGACTTGGAGATGGCACGCGGAAGTCAGTCGTCGTGGAAAGACGAGTGGCTGGTTATTTTGTTTTCGGTGCCGTTGATCCTTGCGTTCATTCCGGGCATGGAGGGAGTCGTAGCTAATGGATTCGAACAACTCAAGGCTATGCCGCAATGGTATCAGTATTCTTTGGGGGTTATCGTTGCTGCCTCATTTGGCGTTCGTAGCGCTACTAGGTTCTTTGGGAAAAACTAAGCGTGGCCGAAGTTACTATGGAGCGCATCCTGAAGTGGAAGATACTCCCCCGTTTGATGATGCTGGGGATGTCGATCTCGGCATGGCGCGTAGTGGAATGGTTCATGGGACTAGCGGACCCGACAAGTCAACAGGCTGCACTTGTAAGTGTGGTGACGGGGGCGATGACGGGAGCGTTCGCAGTGTGGATGGGACATGAGACGAACAAATGAAATATAACACATCACATTTCTTAGATAAGCTGATTGCACACGAGGGCTTGGTCCTTACCGTGTATCAGGACACTCTCGGCATCGACACTATTGGTATCGGGCGTAATTTAAAAGACCGGGGGATCAGTAAAGAAGAACTCGACTACATGGACATTCCGTCGATGGCTGTCGTGTACGAGCATGGTATCACAGAGGCTGATGCACGATACCTTGCCATGAACGACATGAAGATAGTCGAAGATGAACTGTGCCGTGTACACAAGTGCGTAGAAGACCTCGACGCAGTACGTCAGCTTATCCTGATGGACATGGCCTTCAATATGGGCGTGCCACGTCTCTGTAAATTTAAGCGTATGTGGGCTGCAATCCACGAGCGTAAGTTCGACGCCGCTGGGCGAGAGATGCTCGATTCCCGTTGGGCAACACAGGTAGGTTCGAGAGCGGTAAAACTTTCGGACGCAATGAAGAAGGGGGAGTTTTAATGGGTGAAAAGAATTATATGAACCGACCTCGTAAAGTTACAGAGGGTTCAGAGCTATCTAAGCCTGATCAACAGGCGATGCGTACCTCGAATGCAATTTTGAAAGCTGCAACAGCAACTGCTTTAGCTGGTCTTGGCGGCGCAGCTATGGCGGGGGCTAGACTAGGTGAAGCTAAACGTCGCCGCCGCCGTGCTGGTACAAGTCCGGGTAGTGACATCAAACCTATTAGACCGGACAATCTCTGATGCCTCTAACAGACAAGGGTGAAAAAATCATGTCTTCTATGAAGCGCACATACGGGGGTCGTAAGGGTGAGCAAGTTTTCTACGCGACACGCAACGCCGGAAAAATTAAAGGCGTCGAGGAAGCAGAAGAACTCAAGAAGGGTGGCAGGGCTGGAAAAACTCGCAAACCGTCGAAGTCTAAAGCGAAGGGCAAGAGTCGAGTTAATGAGGCTGGCAACTACACTAAGCCCGGAATGAGAAAACGTATCTTCAACCGTATCAAGGCCGGTGGCAAGGGCGGACGCCCCGGGCAGTGGTCGGCGCGTAAAGCTCAGATGCTCGCGTCAGCCTACAAAAAGGCTGGAGGCGGCTACAAAAACTGATGCAGCACGTGTTTCTCCTGTTTGTGCTTCTCGGCACAGCTGGAGAAGATCAGCGCACTGTCAGTAAAGACATGTACTTTCGTGATCTCAACGAATGTATATGGTTCGCACAAACTCTACATAGACAAGGTAATCTGATAACAGCGTATTGTCTACCAAAATTAGTCGATAAAAGTGTACAGGTGTATTGATGTTAGCAGAATTAGCCGCAGCAAACGCCGCATTTGCCGTTATCAAACAGTGTGTTCAGAACGGAAAAGAAATTGCATCAGCAGGTTCTGCTATTGCTCAGTTCGTCGGGGCGAAAGAAGACTTACAGCGTAAGGTTGACAAAAAAGGAGGTAGGGCTGGCGGCTCTGACTTGGAAGAGTTTCTGGCGCTTGAAAAGCTCCGCGAACAAGAAGAGCAACTGAAACAGATTATGATTTACGCTGGACGCCCCGGACTATGGGGTGACTGGCAGCGCTTTCAGGCAAAGGCTCGAATTGCACGACGAGAATCAGAAGTGGCCGCAGCTAAACGTCGTCAGAAAATGTTAGACTGGACTCTTATCGTAATAATCTTGTCCGCACTATTATCGGTGCTTGTAGGTTTTATTGTCTTACTGGCTTACCATCAGGGTAAGTTATAATTCACTTGCAAAACTTATGTTTTTATGATATAATAGGGATATTTGGGGGTTGACATGCAAAGACTAGCGATAGAAGCGTTGCGACATAAGTATCAGGCGGAGATAGCAGATGCAGAATTTGTGTTCCAAGTTTATCTCGATAAGCCGGTGGGCGTCGGTGAACATCCGGGTCTGCTGGAGGAGATGGACACGGCGCTTACGAAATGGGGTGACGCGCAAGATAAATTGACTGCGCTCGCTGCTCTAACGATGGGGATGTATGATGGCGTTGAAGAAACCTCAACGATCTCTGAAAGCATGGACTAAACAGAAGTGGCGTACCAAGAGTGGGAAACCGTCCACACAAGGTTCGAAAGCTACCGGGGAGAGATATCTACCGGAAAAAGCTATTAAGGCGCTCTCCGCGAAGGAGTACGCTGCTACGACTCGCGCAAAGCGTAAAGCCACGAAGAAGGGTAAACAGGTTGCGAGGCAACCGAAGAAGGTAGCAAAGAAGACTCGCGCTTATCGCAAGGTACGATAGATGACATTCCTAGAACTTATAAATGCTGTGTTACGAGAGATCAATGAAGTGGAGATTACCACAGTCGCTTCGACACGCGGTATTCAAACGTCAGTCAAAGACTTCATCAATAAGGCACAGCGCGACATTATCAACTCTGAAGTTGAGTGGCCGTTTACTGTTGTTAGTCAATCTTTTACGACTACTGCGGGAACAGCGGAGTATTCCCGAGAATCAAATGCAAAAACTGTTGATTATGATAGTTTTACTGTACAAGAGTCCGCGTCTACCCCAGAAAAACGATTGAAGTATCTTTCGTTTAACGAATACTTAGAACGTCGCAACGAAGCTGACACGAATCCGGATACAAGCGTTCGCGCTCTACCGGAGTTTATTTATAAAACGCCTGATCAAAAACTTGGTTTGTCTCCCGTGCCGGACGTGTCTACGTACACGGTCCGGTATTATTATTACAAGACAGTGAGCGACATGTCTGCTAATACCGACACCCCTACGATTCCAGAGCGTTTCCACGACGTAATCGTAAATCGCGCTCGATACTACACGCATATGCTCCGCTCGGATGTCCAGTTTTCACAGCTTGCCTTGAAGGACTATGTCGATGGTCTGGGACGTATGCGTATCGAACTGATCAATCGTAAGGACTACATGAGGGCTGTCTGATGCCAGATACTTCACTACTCAGCCCGTTTGTTGTGAAGCTAGGCGGCGGCTTGATGCTCGACAAGAATGCCTTCACTCTCCCGCCGGGAGCGGCGACCCAGTTGCAAAACTTCGAGCCAGATATCAACGGCGGCTATCGTCGCCTCAACGGCTTTGCCAAGTTCAACTCAAACATCGTACCTCAGACTAGCGCGTCCACTGAAAAGGTTCTCGGCGTACACATCTACAAAGATCAGGTCATCGCTGCGCGAGGCACGAAGGTATTCAAGGGTGGCGCAACCGGATCGTGGACAGAGATAGACACAGGACGCACTAGCGCAGGCCGATACAACTTCGTCAACTTCAACTTCAATGGTACGGACAAAGTTGTTTTTGTAGACGGTGCGAACCTTGCATCCGTCTTTGACAACAGCAGTATCACAGACGTAAGTGCCAGCGGCAGACCCGCAGACCCCGCGTTTGTGGAAGTATTTCGAAGCCACGTATTCTACGCAGGCATGTCTGCAAGCCCACAAGAACTTATCTTCAGTGTACCGTTTGACGAAGATAATTTCACAAGCGGTAGTGGCGCAGGGTCAATCAAGGTTGACGGCATTATCAAGGGCATCAAAGTCTTCCGTGAAAATCTCTTTGTTTTCTGCGAAGATTCTATTTTCAAGATTGCAGGTTCGAGTTCGTCTGACTTTGCAGTCGTACCAGTCACACGTAAAATCGGCTGCATAGACGGTTTCAGCATTCAAGAGATATCGGGTGACATTGTCTTTCTTGCACCTGACGGTTTGCGTACAGTTGCTGGTACAGAGAAGATTGGTGACGTTGAACTCGGCACCGTATCGAAACAGATACAGCCACGCTTGGATAACATCACTACGGATCGCATCTCGTCGCTGGTAATTAGGGGTAAGACACAGTATCGCTTGTTCTTTCCGTCGGATACAGGCACTGAGTCCACGCAGCCCGGACTTATCGGAGTCATCAAGGCTGGCACTGAAGGCGGCATAGGCTGGGAGTATGCTGACATCAAGGGCATCAAACCCGCCTGTTGTGCATCCGGCTTCATCAGCGGCACCGAGACAATCCTCCACGGCGGACACGACGGATACATATACAAGCAGGAGTCTGGCAACACGTTCGATGGCACAAACATAAATGCCATCTACCGCTCTCCTGACTACACAATGGGTGATGCTGGCATCCGCAAGCTGATGCAGCGTATCATCTGGAACTACGAAAACGAAAGTGCAGTGAACTCCAAGTTTCGTATTCGTTACGACTTTAGCTCTGCAGACGTACCACAACCCGCAGAGTACGATCTGATCACTGGCTCGGCAATCGCTATCTACGGCTTGACGGCATCAACATACGGCACAGCAGTGTACGGATCATCGGGCACACCGCTCGTACGACAGAGCGTAGAGGGCGGGGGATTTACAGTAGCCGTACGCTTGGACGACACACAAGGCGCAGCCCCCATTTCAATAAAAGGTTACCAACTAGAATTTACGCCGGGGGGCAGGAGATAACACATGGCAGGATATACTAGGCAGTCTTCGTACTCTGACGGTGACACGATTACCGCCGCACACAGTAACAACGAATTTGATCAGGTACTAGCTGCGTTCAACAACTCGACCGGTCACAAACACGACGGCACAGCAGCAGAGGGTCCGGTCATCGGACTCATCGGTGATCCGGGCGAGACTACGCCGAAGAACAAGGTTGTTGTTGATAATCCGAACAATCAGATCGAAGTCAGTATCGACGTATCGGGTACGTCCACAGAACAAGTTGTCTTTAAGGACGGCGTGATTGAGCCGACAACTGACAACGACATCGATCTCGGTTCGTCGAGCAAAGAGTTCAAAGACCTTTACATCGACGGCACGGCTCACGTAGACGCCATCAACTTCAACGGCACTGCCATCACGGCTACTGCTGCGGAGTTGAATATCATGGACGGCGTTACGTCCACCGCTGCAGAACTAAACATCCTCGACGGCGTAACGTCTACTGCTGCCGAGATCAACATCATCGACGGCAACACATCCGCCACCTCGACCACACTCGCTGACGCTGACCGCGTTGTTGTAAATGATGGCGGTACGATGGTGCAAGTTGCACTCACGGACTTCGAGACGTACTTTGAAGGCGCACTCGACACCCTGTCTAATGTGACGACAGTAGGTGCCCTCAACTCCGGATCGATTACCAGCGGCTTTGGTAACATCAACAACGGCTCGTCTACCATCACAACCACCGGCCTGATCACAGGTGGCTCTCTCGACATTGACGATGTCGTGATCAATGGCAGCACTATCGGCCACACGGATGACACAGACCTCATCACAGTTGCAAACGGCGTTGCCACAGTTGCTGGCGAATTGTCCGTAACTACGCTCGACATCGGGGGTACGAACGTAACCTCGACGGCAGCAGAGTTGAATATCCTTGACGGTGTGACTTCCACTGCTTCTGAACTCAATATCCTCGACGGGGTGACATCCACCGCCACCGAACTCAACATCCTTGATGGCGTGACGGCAACCACCGCAGAAATAAACATCCTCGACGGAGACACGACGGCTTCATCTACGACACTTGCAGATGCAGACCGTGTCATCGTCAACGACAACGGCACCATGAAGCAGGTTGCTTTGTCCGACTTCGAGACGTTCTTCGAGTCTGCACTCGACACGACATCGAACATCACCACCGTCGGCGCACTCAACTCGGGTTCTATCACGAGCGGATTCGGCAACATCGACAACGGCTCCTCTACGATTACGACCACAGGCTTGATTACCGGCGGATCGCTCGACATCGACGACGTTGTTATCAACGGCACCACCATCGGTCACACCGACGACACCGACTTGATGACGGTAGCGAACGGCGTCTTGACCGTAGCCGGTGAGGTATCGATGACCACACTCGACATCGGGGGTACGAATGTTACGTCCACCGCTGCCGAACTCAACATCCTCGACGGGGTTACTTCGACTGCTGCAGAACTCAACATCTTAGATGGTGTGACATCGACAGCGTCGGAATTGAACATCCTCGACGGGGTCACTGCCACCACAGCAGAACTCAACTACAGCGACACGGGCGCGTCTGTAGGTACAGTCGTAGCCAGCAAGGTTGTGACTGTTGACGCAAACAAGGACGTATCTAGCTTCCGCAACATCACCCTGACGGGCGAACTCGACGCTGGGTCACTCGACATCTCTGGCGATGCCGACATCGACGGAACCCTAGAGGCGGATGCTATCACAGTGAACGGCACCGCTCTCAACACAGTAATTGCCGATGAGGCGACAGCCCTTGCGATTGCACTCGGCTGACCTTGACAATCGACAATAAATGACGTATACTATATCCGAGAAGGGATAACAAATGGCTAACACATTCAAGGTAGTATCGCATGACGTTATGCCAGCATCTAGCGGTACGCCAGAAGACCTTTACACCTGCCCCGGCAGCACCACCACAATCATCTTGGGTATGGTGCTTGCAAACGTACACACCAGCCAAGTCACGGTGAGCGTGAAGCTGGTCAGTGATACATCGGGCGGTGGGCGAACGGCAACCAACACGACGACGTTTTTGTTGAAAGATGCACCCCTTCCGGTGGGTTCGTCTCTCGAAATTCTTTCAGGCAACAAGGTGGTCCTTGAAACAACAGATAAGATTCAGATCGACTGTTCTGTTGCTGACAAGGCCAGCATAACTATGAGCATCATGGAGATAACCTAATGCCGTACATTGGTTCTGGGGTATCACGATTTAATACGGCTGACGGACTGACTGTTAGCGGCACGGCAGAAGTAACTGGTGCCTCTACTCTTACAGGTGCAGTCACAGCAAATGCTGGTGTTACCGTAGGCACAGCCACCATCGACAGCAATGGAGATATAAAACTCGCTGACAGCGATGTGCTGTATCTAGGTTCGGGCTTGGACTTGCAGATACAGCACAACGGGTCTGGCTCGTTTATCACTGATGCCGGTACTGGCGACCTTCACCTCCGCACCGACACGAACCTCAACATACAAAACGCTGCTGGTTCAGAGAACAAGGCAGTATTTGCGACGGATGGTGCAGTAACTTTGTACCACGACAACGCAGCCAAAATTGCCACCACCAGCACAGGCGTGGATGTCACAGGAGTAGTTAGCGGTGACACACTCAACATCAACGGCACCGGCTCTGGCGATATCGCAATCATCAATACCACTGCAAACAGTGGCACGGGTCTGTATGTAAACAGCCAAACTGCTAATCAGATTGATTTGGTGGGCTACGATGGCAGTGCAGCCAATGCTGTGAACATTAGGTCTGGTGGCTCTTCTGGTGCAGGATTGAATGTGGACACTAGTAATAATGTTGGCATCGGCATTACACCTACCTCACCACTTCACGTTTCATCTGCTGGCACAGGCAATGTAGCCAATGTTATAGCCACTAACACAAGCTACGGAAACGATGTTTTACAAATTCGTTGTGGCAGGTCTGGTGCGACTACGGAATACAATAATCTGACTGTTTTTGAAAACAGCTCAACATTAAAAATGTTAATTAGAGCCAACGGCAATTTGTTGAACAGCAACAACTCTTACGGCTCTCTCTCTGACCAAACACTTAAAGAAAACATTGTCGACAGTACGTCGCAATGGGATGATATCAGGGCCATACAGGTACGCAAATACAACTTTATCGACAGCGATGAAATCCAGATTGGCGTGGTAGCGCAGGAGCTTGAAGCCGCAGGAATGAGTGGCTTGGTTGAGTCGGTGGAAATGTATTCTGCCAACGAAGAAGATGAGCCTGTGCGTAACGGTGAATTTAAGAAGTCTGTAAAGTATAGCGTTCTTTACATGAAGGCCTTAAAGGCATTGCAAGAAGCAATGACACGCATTGAAACACTCGAAACCGAAATGACTGCCCTCAAGGCTCGTGTCACGGCACTGGAGGACGCATAACATGCCATATCTAGGTAAGACACCATCACAGGCCACACGCCAACGATACTACAAGACTGCCAGCGGGGGTGAGACATCCATCTCTGGCACGATGACCACTGGTGGTACGCTTACCTTCAACGACGGTGAGTTTGTCGATGTCAAACTGAACGGTGTGTCACTCGTTGCGGGTACGGACTACAACACTACGACGGCAAACACTATCGGCGGTCTGTCCGCTCTCGCTGCAAACGACCAAGTAGAGATCGTTGTATACGACACGTTCAGTGTGTTCAGCGGCGATGTAGATAGCAACCTAAGTGTAGGTGGTAATCTAAGTGTTACCGGCACATCCACTCTTACGGGCAATGTAGGTATCGGCACAGACGCCCCGGCTCACAACGTAGAAATCGTAGCCACTGCCGCTGGTTCTGTGAACGACAGCCTTCAAATACGAAACAACGCCACTTCTAGCGGCACAGGTTCTCGCATTAGGTTTATCAATTCTACAGATAATACGTCAGATGCAAATGGTGCGTCAATCGCTTCGGTGCGTGACGGCAACGACAACGACCTAGTTTTCGAGACTGAAAACAGCGAGGCAATGCGGATAGACCACAGCGGCAACGTCGGCATCGGTACAAATTCTCCGACACAACCTCTCACAATTTCAGCTAGTGGCGCAAACGGTCTGTTTTTGTTGAGAGACGAGAGCGATGCTGCGGATAGCTGTCGTTTGTTTTTTGACAGCAGCAACACCCGATACGCTCTTTTTGCTGAAGACGGTGTGTTGAGTGTTCGTTCAGGTGGAACGCCGGGAAGCAGTTCAGGCACAGAAAGGGTTCAATTTACCGTCAACGGAATTAATTCGTCAGGAGTTGCCGGTAACACAACGGTAAGTTCGGCAAACCTGTTTATATCAGGCGGCAACAACTTTCAAAAATCAACGTCATCTCGCCGGTACAAAACAGAAATTACGGATGCAACACACGGTCTTGCAGATGTATTGAACTTGAGGTCCGTGACCTACAAAGGCGTTAATGATGGTGAAACTCTTTTTGGCGGGTTGATTGCAGAAGAAGTCCACGATGCGGGTCT